GTCAGGGCTAAAGTGATGCGAAGAATGATGTAATATATTAATTTCATGGATGACTCCTATTGTTTCTGTTATTCTACTATCATTTTGTAACCGAATCCATAAACTGCTTTAATTTCAAGATCTGCTCCTGCATCCTTCAGCTTTTTACGAAGATTTTTGATTTGGGCATAAATAAAATCGAAGTTATCTACTTGATCGATATGATCTCCCCATACAGACTCCGCCAATGTATTTTTATTAACCAAGTGTCCAGGGCGATTTATGAAGTATAATAAGATATCATACTCCTTTCTATTTAATTCCAGTTCCTGATTATTGACAAAAACACGATATTTATCCGGCTCTATCCGTACATTTCCCTGACGGATATCAATTTCTCCGTCATGCTGATTGCGGCGAATTACACTTTTTATCCGGGCATTTAATTCAGCTAGATGAAACGGCTTCGGCAAATAATCATCTGCACCTAATTCTAATCCCAAGACCTTATCTTCCAAAGAATCTTTGGCAGAAATTATAATCACATTTTCCCGTTTATGCAAGGCTTTCAACCGTTCTAGAAGGTCAAGACCACTTCCGTCCGGTAACATAATATCCAATAAAATACAATCATAGTCATAGTCTTCAATTTTGCGTAAAGCAGAGTTGAAGTCACCTGCTGCTTCTACAACATAACGTTCTTTCTCCAGTGAACGTTGAATTAGTTCCCTTAAAGAGGGCTCATCTTCTACAATTAATATCTTCATAAAATCTTCTCCTTTCTTTCTTACATGATACAAAGAAAGAGGATATTTCTGAAAAAAAACTGAAATGGATAAAAAAAGAGTCCGAAATTTAATCTGAAACTTCGGACTCTTGTATGAGAAAGTAATATCTTTATTAAATAAATAGACCTTTCTTTCAACTGTTTAACCGCACAGTTTAATAAGAGCGTGCAAATATAACACGGCAAGCAGACGGTTTGCCTGTTACCATACATTTGCCCGGTTCTTTATCTCCCGGAACGAACGACTCGAATGGAATACAACGGATAGTTGCCTTCGTTTCTTCTTTGATTTTTTCTTCTGTTTCAGTTGTTCCGTCCCAATGAGCCAAGATAAAACCACCTTCCTCTATCTTTTCCTTGAATTCTTCGTATGTGTCTACTACTGTAATTTTAGAATTACGATAATCCAATGCTTTCTTGTAGATATTAGCCTGAATTTCTTCGAGCAGGTTCTGAACATAAGCTTCAATGCCCTCGCAAGTGATAGTTTCTTTTTCAAGTGTATCGCGACGCATTACCTCCATTGTATTGTTTTCAAGATCACGTCCACCCATAACCAGACGAACAGGTACACCTTTCAATTCATAATCTGCAAATTTGAAGCCTGGACGTTTATTATCTGCATTATCATACTTAACAGAAATACCTAATGCTTTCAACTTGGTAACAATACCCGCTACTTTGGCATCAATTTGTTTCAGTTGCTCATCGTTCTTGTAAATAGGAATAATAACTACTTGAATCGGAGCCAGATGCGGAGGTAATACCAGTCCATTGTCATCTGAATGAGTCATAATCAGGGCACCCATTAAGCGGGTAGAAACACCCCATGAAGTAGCCCATACATATTCCAATTTATTCTCTTTGTTCACGAACTGAACGTCGAAAGCCTTGGCAAAATTCTGTCCCAGAAAATGAGAAGTACCACTTTGCAGTGCTTTTCCGTCCTGCATCATAGCTTCGATAGTGTAAGTGTCAAGCGCACCGGCAAAACGCTCGTTGGCAGACTTTACACCTTTCACAACCGGAACAGCCATATATTTCTCTGCAAATTCACCATATACATTCAGCATTCTTACTGCTTCTTCTTCAGCTTCTTCGCGAGTAGCATGGGCAGTATGTCCTTCTTGCCACAAGAATTCAGCAGTACGCAAGAACAGACGAGTACGCATTTCCCAACGGAAAACGTTCGCCCACTGATTGCAAAGAATAGGCAGGTCACGATAAGATTGAATCCAGTTTTTATAAGTATTCCAGATAATTGTTTCTGATGTCGGACGAATAATCAATTCTTCTTCCAATTTTGCGGCTGGGTCTACTACTACCCCCGAACCGTCTTCTGCATTTTTCAGACGATAATGTGTCACTACGGCACATTCTTTTGCGAAACCTTCCACGTGTTCAGCTTCACGGCTCAGGAATGATTTCGGAATTAATAATGGGAAATATGCGTTTACGTGACCTGTTTCTTTAAACATATCGTCCAGTTGACGTTGCATTTTCTCCCAAATAGCGTATCCGTAAGGCTTAATCACCATACATCCACGTACGGCAGATTGTTCTGCCAAATCAGCTTTTACCACCAAATCGTTATACCATTGCGAGTAATTCTCGCTACGTTTGGTAAGGTCTTTCAGTTCTTTTGCCATTATATTTTTTTATTTAAAGTACTCATAAGTGTCAAAACAGGGTGCAAAAATACGAAAAATGCATGAACTGCCCTATTCTTCATGCATTATTTTCATAGTAGAAAGAGACTTTGCCCATTGTTATCTTTCAGTCACAAAAAGAAAGCCAGATAGCTAAAAAATAACTATCTGACTTTTATCGTGAGCGGTAAGCGAGACTCGAACTCGTGACCCTTAGCTTGGGAAGCTAACCAATAAAATAATATAATAATATGTATAACAAATACTTACAACAACACATTACAACAAAAAGAGCAACAATAGAGCAACTTTATCCAAATTAGAAATTTTCCTCTTTTTATTCAGGTAAATATAAGAAATATTTTATAGAATAGAAACAAATTGACCAAAATACAAAAAGTCAGCTTATTCGGCTGCCTTTTCTATCTTCTCCTTAAACAATCTCAACTGATCTATACTAGGATGAAAAGTAGGATTCTCCCAGTTCCTAGAGATAACCGAAATCATTGAATCCAGATACTTCCCGCAGTCGAGAATCTTCGCACATTTATCCAATTGGAACTCTCCGGAAGGATATTTCTTGTTGTCAAGAACATCCTTAGCCCATGTCAGTAACTCATTCACCGAGTCGTGGTCGTATTTATTTTCCTCCGCCATACTATTTATCTTTTACAAAATCCAACTTATAATCCAGCGCATTAGCTATCTTACTTAGCAAATCTACTCCTGTACTATACTTCCCGAGTTCTATGCGTGCGATATGTCCTGAACCAATTCCAGTCAGTTCGGATAACTTGGCTTGGGAAATACCCTTCTTTTTACGAAGCTCAGCTATACGCTTTCCAATACGTTCTCTTTCATTCTCCATCAAATATACTCTTTAAAATATTATTATCTTCCCATGCGCAATAATCACAGTACCACATAGCGCACGGACGCAATATCTCATTAATTATAAGATTTTTATCAGTATTTTCGTCTAATGTAGCACAATAATGCAGTATTGCTGATAGTCTTTCAGTACCGGAAGAACTTATGTGTTTGAAATGATACACAACAACGCCTTCCACTGGAATAAATTCATCCTTATCCCGATCTATTATTTCAATGACAGAAGCAGAGCGGGTATGATTTATAACCGTCCTAGTTTCTAGAGGATTCCCCAAATGAGAATGAGCGTCCAAGAACGCCCATTCCGGTAAAGTATATTCTTTCATTTTACAAAGAATTTACAAGCAGTCTATATGCGGATTCTTTAGCTTCCAAATGTTTTTCTTCATTTTCATCGTCATCACACCAGTCCCAAATTTCAGAATCAGTACAATGTACTGAGGTACTCAAACCACTTAATACATACTGCCCGTAACCTACTTTTTCAATAGTAATTGTCTCGTTGTTGATTTCAAATGTCTTCATAATCTTATGCCGCTTATCCGTTGCCGCCGGTTCTATTGTTATTTGATATTGCAAAGATAAGAATAATTTTTAAATACTGCAATATATTACAGTAATAAGTTGTATGTATAATAGTTTTTTTAACATTTGGGTATAAAAAATCCCGGCATATTTGATACACCGGGAGGATTCCATTTTAAAGAGGCAGTTATAAATGGAAGGAGCTATTTTACTTCTTTATTTTTAGCCTTAAGAAAATAAGAGACTATTAAAACAACAGTTCCTCCAGCAAATATAGTCCCGATTGTTTCTTGACCGATAGTTATTAAATAGAATGAGAAACCAACAAATATAAGTACTATAATAAAAGCCATTACCAAAGCTGTGAAATTATACCAATGCGTATGTCTAAAATCACTTTTGGCTATTTTCATTCTATCTTCGTTAAATTTGATACGGGCATCCTGTTCCATCTCTGTACGCTTCATGATCCATGGAATAATATCCTTAGATACATTATTCAGTTTTGTTAATTCATCGGCAGATGGAAGAAGGTTATCGTCATAGACCGTATTTTGCTCCAGTGTTAAACCGGTCTTATCACATACTTTATTTTGTTCCGCTTTCTTTGCCATTATAGAGCAGGTTCAAATTTAATTTTAGCTTCTCTAGTTGCTTTATTAAAGTCTCTATTAAAAGAAGACACATCTTCTTTCATGTTCTTCTTATCATAGTCTGTGCCATAATAATCAAGTTTTTTCAAGGAATCGTTGATTTCTTTTACAATCTGTTCCTCACTTGCTTTTTTCGGAAGTAAGGAACCTTGCATAGATTTAGTGATTGCTTTTATAAACTTTTTCATATATATTAACCCCTTTCTGTTATACTAAAAACAGAATTTATAGCGAATTTGTTCTGCAAATAAACAAATAATCAACCAAAACTGCAAAAATACAATTGAAATTTGCCGTTAAAAGGTCAAACTTTAACTATTCCGGAAGTTTTTAACAAAAATCCCCGACTACATAGTCAGGGACAAACACAAAGATATAACCCTTGCAATAATCGCAAGAGGAATCAGCCAGTATAGCCACTTTTCTAGGCGTTCCATAGCATTACTAGCAGAAGCCGGCAGAAATCCGAGTGGTATCGGTCGTCTGCTTGTGAAATCAAATCATCTATGTAGTCTTTTTCTCTCATTTTCGCCTGTATTTCTGACAAAATGCCCCTTAATATCTTCGGCATAAGTTCTTCCTGCAATGTTCACACAAGAAGTTCTTCGCTATTGGAAACATCTTCTGACCTACCTCACCGGAAAGATATTGGGCTTCCTCCCCGTAAGGATCAATATTGAATACCTGTGAGATATGCCGGCACAAGTGCCCTTTTTCGTGGTCCCATGAGTTTTGAAACTCTCCCGGGGAAGAAGTGAGAGCAATTACCATCACAGTCTCACGGTCCTCAAAGTTCGAATAAGTAAGACCGGTATTGAGAACCCCGGAAGAGAGGTTTCTGTATGCCTGTTTGAAATCCTCTCCTCTACAACCGATACGGTGAAGTGCGCATAGAATATCACTGGTCCAGTAAGTCGTTACGGCATAGTACACCTTAACTATCCAATCATATTTCGGTATGTAGAAATCTTGAACTATCATAATCAGAGCATATCATCCCACATTATAGGTGTGCCACTTCCGATACAATCCGCATAGAAACGGGTAAAAGGAAGACCGTCATACCCGTCAGGATCATCTATGTAATCCTTCAAGAATAATGCCAAATGGGATTCATCTATAATGGAACTCTTATAATAATCAGCTTTCGCCATATTAGCTACATATACGCAATCATACCCGGAATCTTTCTCCAGTTTAATTCCGTACTTTTTCAGAAGCTCTTCTACTTCCTCCTTTTTGATCGGAACGAGTTTTTCCTTCTGCTTGGTAGCCTTGTTCTCAACTTCCATTTTAGAAACAGCCCATTCACACATCTTCTTAGAGAAGTGCCAACCGTATAACGACAGATAATTTTTCATTGCCGGAGGCATCTTGTCATACGTATCTAGTCTTTGTCCCATAATTAATTGCTTTTTAGGATAAGAGGGGATTTCTCCCCTCATACGATTAATAGAACTCACCGTTTGAACGCCTACGTCTACGCTCTCCCATATCTCCGTATATAGGGGATTCCGGGAAATAACCCGGCATACGACGCTCGTTCATGCCATCGCTGTCGTAGCGTCCATTCTCACGGAATCCCATTCCACCGCCACGCATTTCACTCATGGCCTTTTCATAACCATGACGGCAACCTTCACGATAGGCTTCTTCAACCTCGTTTCTTCCTCTCATTCCGAAATCACGATCATATCCATCGTGTTCTTCTCTTATCGTCCACATTCCCATAATTATTTCTTTGTTTTGGATGTTTCAATTACTCCGAGCTGTTCCATTAACTTCTGATTCTGTACAATGAGGTCAGCCATATTTCTGCTCATCTCCTGCATGTTCTTATCCATATTGGACATTTGCCCTTTCAATGCGGATATTTCCTGCTCCTGCTGTTGCTTGGCTGCAAATTCAGGGTTAAGCATGGCAAGCATCTGGTCACATACCCCAAGAAAGTTCTGATGATATTCCACGCTTTTTAGAACATCCTCACTCTTCTGTTTCATAGTAAGGACCTCGGTATTCATCTCGTCTCTTGACCCTGTAATCAGCATTCCTGTTTTAACATCATCAGCAATATTGGCATTAGCCGGTATCTCTTGCAAATTGACATTCTGTCCGTTTATATTCACGACAAAATCAATAACCTGGACAGGCTGTGGATAAGGCATGTTGGGAACAGTCTTATATATAGTTTTTATAGGGCTTACATTAACGACCTGCCCACATTCCAAACTTGGATTTGCACCTCTGTGAAGAAGATATAACGTACTGTTTACTCGTAAGTTCTGAAACATGATTGTTTAATTTTAAAGGAGTGTGGCTATTTCCATTTTGGAAAATACCACAAAACTCCATGTTAATTATTACTTGCTCCGTAAAGAAGCGGTTTCTACTGTAGGAGCCGGAACCGTTGTCGGTCTGTATCCGCCATTAACAAGATACAATTCGTTGGTGTACTTGTTGTAATGAATCTCATAGATGCCGGTTCCAGCCAAGTTTGCAACAGTTACAGGCTCATTGTTATAAGCCATCAACGGTCTTGTGTCCCCGTTAGTCCCTATCAGTATCGGGAGTGTTGCAGTCGTACCGGCAGGGATCGCCTGACGAAGATTGACATAGAACCCTCCGACATAGTCCCTGTTGCGGAACGCATGGTTAGGAAGCTCCAAAGTCACATTTTCAGTACCGACAGTTACAGCCACCGTAGGAAGAGTATTGAAATTCGCTCTTCCTATTGACGGAAACGAGAACGGAAATCCTGTAAAAAAGTTAGGCCACATAATTACCTCCTTTCTTACCAGAATCAACCCCAGTAGTTATTACAACCGCATCCGCTACGTCCGTATGCTGAGTCACCAACATAAGCACCGAAAGCAGCCGCACGGTAAGTATCCATGTTTACACCAACAATGTTAGGGTATTGAACTGGAACTGTGTTAGGTAACTTGCATTTGATTCCATCAACATCGCTTTGCAATGCTTGTAATCCTGCTGCAAGGGGAGCAATCTGTTGACCTACCGCATTCAGGATTGTAGCATTCTGATTACGTTGGGAGATTTCAGCCGTAAGAGTTGCCTTTTCCGCAGTAAGAGATGCAATCTTATCCTGTAATGCCTGATTCTGAATTGCATCAAGTTTGGCAAGGATAGCATTCGTGTTGGCAGTAGCACCGTCACGTAATGACAATGCGTTTTGGTTTGCAGTATTAACCAATGTATTGGTCTGGTTGCACATTGCAAGCTGACTCTCATATCCTTGTGTGGTTACAAGCTGTTTCATATCGCAGCAACAGCTACAGATTTGAGATGTCAGAGCGTTGTTACCCTGCATAATTGCGGTAAGGATACTGTTGGTATTCTGTCCCATTTGGTTGCCAAGACCACAGATTGCCTGGGATACAGAGTTAATACCGGCAAGGATTTGATCGGAAGAAGTGTTCACGGCTTGTGCCAGTGATGCAATATCGACACCGTTTCGGTTAAGTGTCTGCATGATCATCTCTCTTCCTTCGTTCGCTCCTTGATTGTTATTTCCGCCAAAGCCGAAATTGCCATTTCCAAAAATAGCCGCAATCACAATAAGCGCAATGATGTCTTGAAAACCACCATTGTTACCAAAGAAACCACCGTTACCATTGCCGCCTCCAAGCAGCCCCATCAAGTATCCGGTATCAATTCCTCTGTTTTGCAAAGACGGAAGAATAGAAGCAAGCAGACCGTTGCCTGAAGCCGCTCCACCGTCTTGGTTAAAAACATACGTTCTTTCCATAGAGATTTATACTTTTTTATTACGGTCAATATCAACCGCATCACAAAAGTATATAATAGAAACTGCGTAAATTAGAGCTCATTTTCAAGCGATTTGCGAATATTTTGCAGATATATTGCAATCATTTTGTTTGTTGTTTTTCGACTCTCAAAAGTAGATATCAGGTAACGTACACTGGCTGATGTTTTGCGAAGCAAAGTGGCGATCTGTTCAGGGTACAGACCGAATTCAGTAAGGAAGAACACTACAATGGAGCGGGCATCGACAACCTCAGTCACTTTACTTGATGAAAGGATTAATTCTGTGGAAACTTCAGTTTCTTTTCCTACAAGGTTCAATATTTCGGCAAAAATCTCTGACTTACACATGGTAATTAATTTTTTTGTTGTACTTTTGCCTTTGCCAATCAGTACATACACCAAAAGAACAAAAGCATACTTCGGAATGTTAAGGATATTATACCCCCTGACACAACCGATGTATGCTTTGGTGTATTAAAGTATTGATTGGCGTCAACTTTAATGTGTCGGGGGTTCTTTTTACTCTGCCCCCCAAAGAGCTACATTTGTTATGATAACCGGCCTTCTACTTACCGGATAAACTTAGTGCTTAGTATAATTAATGCTTCATTTTAGCCTCCTTTCTTTTAAAACATTTTTCCATTGGAAATTGTTATGTAAGTAAAACTTAAACTTTTCATACCGGAAACGGTCTGCGAAGATAGTAGTTCCGGTAATTTACCACATAAACAAGTTATAACTAACTCCGGCACCGAAGTACAAACCACCCGGATAACTATATCCTGCCTGCAAGCCCAATCCCAAGCGTTTTCTTTTCTGTACAGGAGTAAGAGTGATGATCTTATTGTCTCTATACACTTCCATGAAGTCAAGGGTCGGCTTATATCCACTGACTACCGCCCGGTAATCATCGGTCTTATACTCCTTGCTTGTGATCGGTATCAGTACCGGAATAGAATCTCCTTCTACGGTTCTGTCAGTCGTTGTATCTATCAGAATAGGTAGATATACCGTATCGGTACGTTTCAGAGTTTCTTTTACCGGCTTAGGGATTGTGTCTCTTACTGTGTCCCGGATATGTACGGTATCTCCTTTAATGTACACAGTTGAAGGCTCGTGCGGATTACAACGCATCCACACGAGAACACCTACAAGCAGGCAGACTAATATCCAAGGGAGGGACTTCATAGAATACTTTCGTTCGAGGTCCATTCCGGACTAGACAACAATACATTTAAATCCTCGCCCTCATAGGTAGGATACGGAAAAGACAGCTCTTCCGTTCCGTCATCAGCAATAGTCTTAATCATCTTATGAGGGAATAACGCAGCATAGTGCTGGCATTTCATCAAGGTTTCACTCTCATTTACGCTCTTGCGAGGAACAAGGTTACGCTTGTCTATCTCATCCTGAGGGACCTCTTGCAAGTCAATTGTTGGGAATACTGTGTATTTCATAAACTTTACTATTTAACCAACTATATAATATCTATTGGGATATAAAATTCAGTGAGTTATGCATAAGTTTGCTCTCTTACTTCAAGTTCAGCTCCTCCCCCATTGTCAGCAGGCGCACCAATCCTGACAAGGCTGACTTTTTTTGCGTTTTTATTGATAATGACCACATCGAATGCCTGTTCATTTATTGTTCCATTAGTTCGCTTACCATAAATATAAGAAGCCCTTTCACCAATCTCATCACTATCCGCATTAGCCTTGTCGCAAGTTGTAGAAAATATTGGTATACCACCATCTGTCTTTTTCATTAAGTCCATATGCGTATGCCCCTGCAACATACACGCAACATTTCCACTATGCGAATCACATATATTAGCTATCTGCTGACCAATAGATGTTAATGTAGGAGTCCAAGATGTCGGATAATCATCAGACATATAATAATGAGCAACAACAACTGCAAGATAACCGTCTGGCATATTCGCTAGGGTATTGTTTAACCAAGTAGCCTGCGTTTCCTCAAATTTACCTGCCGAATCATCAGTAAACACCGAAAGGAACACATACCTCATTTTCTGGACAGTGTTATCTACATAATAGTAATTTGTATTTGCATCGCCTATAACACAGTCTGTCATGCCACTTTGTAATGATGACCATATTTCTGCGTCCGTGATATTGGTTTTTACCTGCACCCCATCTTCTTCAAAATAATTCATATATTCGTGATTGCCGATGGCGCGATATATCTTATTGCTTAAAGAATTAAACGCCAAGTTACAGTCTATGTTCAATCCGTCTGCATAATCTCCTCCCATTATAACTCTTGGCAACGGAACTCTGCTTGAAATGTAATTAATGAGCGCGGGGGAGTTTTTAGTATTGCGGAGCCAATGGATGTCCGTGATGAATACAAATGCATCGTAATTGCCTTGCGCATCCGCCATCTTACCTCTTATCGTTGATAGCTTATCCTTAAGGTAATTATCCTTCAAATAATATGCAGGTACAGGTTCGCTTCTAGTTTTTCGTATCTTAAGACCTGTATAAGTAGCATATGATGCACTCATACCGCTTGTTGTCGGGTACAACCTTACAGACAAAGCTTCATATAACAAAGAAGGCAAAAAAACTATTTTACCCGCACCCATTGACTTAATCTCAGTTTTTTCACCGTTTTTCGTAAAACCATAAATTTGTATTGATCTAGCAGAAATAGCATCTTTTATGTTATCACAAGAAATTTCAACCTGTTCATCAGCCGCAACCCCGAATCGGGCGATATCCTTATAGATATAAGTTGCTTTATCTCCTCCTGTATTATCGTTATTTACATCCTCTCCGACAAGATACTCGTTATAATCAAGTATTACGCCATCTTCAATATCCTTATCGTGGTATTTAGTTAAAGATATACCATCATAAATGTAAATAATTCCATTATATTTATACAATACACCTCTATCCAAGATATTAGTTTCTTCTGTATCAAATGGGGCTATGGAGCAACATCTATATATCTTATTTCTGGAGGTTGAATAATATAAATCACCGATTTTCCAATCGCTATAAATGGCAGATGAAGCACCAATTCCAACCAGTTCAAACAATTTATCCTTACCATCAGCATAATCTTTTGCCTCTTTAATAATTAAGTTTGAGAAATCTGCATATAACTTGATTGTTCCAGACATAAGCACCGATGATCCTGTTAAGTAAATCGCTATAGCTTCAACATCGGAAGTAATATCTATCAATGTATTTACATTTAATGCGGGGCTCCTTGTCTCATCTGTATACCATAAGTACACACTAGGATTCGAATTTATTATTCCATCTGCATCCACAACATTAAATGTCACCTGAGAATCCTTTTTAATTATGCACGGGAACTTTACATCTGGTTCTACAGATAAACCCGCAGTTAGTGCTATATTTATCGTAGTTCTCCCTCCTGCTATTTTTTGCGTGTACGCAAGATTGTCAGAAACGCATTTAATACTTTCGTTTATCTCGAGAATAGACGTTGAAAGTGTTTCTACATCGTCTTCAACCCCATAATACTTGAATGAGGTGATAACATTTCCGGCATTATGACCTGTAATATAATATGCATAGCCAGTAATATCTCCACTTGTATAGGAGAATAGAGTACGCAGACTATCGTAAGTAGTCTTATTCTTGATAGTTCTGCTTATCCGCATACCGTCATTCTTATAAATATAGAATGTCAGCATACAACCCGGCTGGAAAATAGCATCAGCATCTACATATAATCCGACATCTTCTCCATCTGCAAGAGTGAAATCCCGATTAACATATTCGCCATTGGCAGGTATTGCGTCAGTATTGCTTCGTGTGTATCCAATTTTGGAAAATACTTCCTCAAAGTTCCCATCAATCGCAGTTGCTAAAGTACCCCATGATTTTTCAGAGTCTTTTGCTATATCAAATATCTTTTCCATAACTTATTCGTTTTTAATTAATGTTTCATTTGAAATTAAAGTCTCGTTGTCTAACATTGTCAAGTAGCTGGAGATAACTATGTTGATCTTCTGTGGAGACTTGGTGATCTTTCCGGTTACTTCATAGATACCGTTGTCTCCAGATATGGATATGTCGCTAATGGCGTTAGATGATATGTCGACCAGCTTATCAGAGGAATTTGACAATGTTATGGTGATAGTGACCGTACTACCCTCAGCAACGTATTCCCCCGGATTAACTGAGTAGGATATCGACGAATAAGGGATGTTGCTCTTCACTATCGGTCTGAACTCCACCATACCCGGATATAAAGTGCCTAGTTTGTGCTTCTTTAGCTGGCGCTCCAACAGAAACTCAGAAAGGGTGTAGGGGAATAGTAGGAAAGACCACAAGCATAATTTAGAATATTGTGAGACTCCCTCATTTGAGCCTATTGTTAGTCCGTCACCCGTCTTAACAGAGTTACCTCTAGCTATACTGTTCCTGTTATATACATAAGTAGACTGATATGAGATTTGTCTTGACGAATTTAATACAACGCTTTCTGTTGGAGTACCAAAACTATAAGGATAGGTAACATGAGACGTTGGATGCACCATTTCCATTAAAAAAGGAGCACCTCCCGTTCTTCCAACAGAAGATATAAATGGGACACAATTTACATTTTCATCCTGATACGCTCTATCGACAGCCACAGTGTAATCCTTCAATCCCAAATCACCTACAAACTGACCGTAGTCATCTACTCCGTCTGATTGCAAGCCTCCTTCTTCGTTAATACCACTTTCTGGAGTTCTAGCATAATTATATAACGTCATATCACGTCCATTACCACTAAAGTCTTTAAGATACCAATCTTCATCGGGAGTATCATTAGTAAGACCTTGCTTCTTCACATTGTAGTAAATATCAGGCTTAACATACTTGTCCAAGTTGTAGTAGGCTATTACTTGATTAATCTCGTCAGTGGTCAATGCTCGTTTGGCGATGAAAGTCCAGTACCAGGCAACAGAGGAAGTGTACCATATCCCTTGATTATTAAATCCTTCAACAGAAAAATAATCTAATCCCGTAGAATCTAACAAACTGTTAGCTATATAATCATTTTTATCTCCCAGTATGGTGTTTACATTAGATATCTGACCGTTTCTTATATCGGTTGAAGTATAGCCGTATATTCCAGTTTTCCCGGTTTTCCCTTTTTCTATCTTAGATTCCAAATAAGAAGTAGGGGTAAATAACCAGTTATTTCTATTAACAGAATCGGATGTATCACTAATTTGACACATCATGGACACAACCGTTAACTCCTTGCTTCCGTCCAGCATCTCGGATACAGGATTCTGACTGACAATCATGTCGTTGACTCCGTCAGTACATAGTGAGCCTTGTAAAGAAGGAATAAATTCAATAGTACAACCTATCCAATCTTCAAGTTCTGTACCAGAATCAATCAAAAATCCATGACCTTTGGTAAATCCATAGCTATATGGAAATTCGTAAACACCGTCATTATCAATACTAATATTAGTAAGAGCATCCCCTTCATTCTGTGCATACGAGTATATCAATCTTCCATTACGAGGAATACCTGTTACTTTAGCCTTAAATGCTTTAGTATGAGTGTTTCCTTTCCATATAATCATACGATAAGAATTGATTCCTCCAACATCGCTTATTATGACTTTATCGGGGCGGACATCTAAGAGTTCACTAGCGTCTCTACCCCAAGCTGTAAAGTATTCTTCATACTTCCCATACCCGCTATTAAGCTTATACGCGAAGTTGAGAAGCTCAAAATCCCCTCCCCTGCCAGGAAGCTTGTTCTTGATGATATTGCGGTCGGGATCAGTGTTGCTCTTGCCGTCAGCTATCCATACACCTGCCAAGGCAGACAATACATCGGGAGAGATGTAGGGACGGTCAGTAGCGGAAGAAGCTCCCGGAACTCCCAACTTAATCGCATTGATGCGGATAGGATCAAGCCCTATCCGGTCAAGCCTAATCGGATTTAATCCTATCGCTCCCATTATTCTTCTGATTCAAAGTATTGAGCCTTGGTTGGCTGCGTTTCACATTCAACCTTGATGTATTGTCCGGGTATAAGACCGACAACAGGGCGGGCGAAATTCAGAGCGGTGAAATTCCTAGTCTCTACAACGGAGTATTTTTCTCCGTCATAGCTTATATAAACAGCCAGTTTCCCGGATTCTTTAAACTCTAGCTGAAGCCCAATGGTTTCTGAATTTACCTGTATGGGATCGCTTAGGTAACGTTTTTCTGCGATCTGGCTAAATGTAATATCTGTTGATTTCATGATTGTTCCTCCTATTATTATGATTCAAATTTGATATCGTTAATTCTATTCAACCACCCTCGTTTGAACTTGTTGTTTGCAGGACGTTTCCGGCAGATGTCCTCTATAAAATCAAAACGAGCAATCTTGATCCGATCAAATAACTCGCGTGGATTCTTAGAATTAACTGCCGAAATAGTTTTTGGCCCGACAATTCCGTCA